GTGGATTCGTTTGCTTCGTTTGACGCTATGGGTTCGTTCCCTGTGCCTTCGACGTTGGGTCGTATTATGCAGCTGCTTGGTTGTGGTAGGGCGCAGGTTGCGTAATGCCAGCGTCAGGTATTCTTGTTGATTCTGTAAACGCTGTGAAGACGGCGCTCACGGGTCTTGGCTTGAAGCCTGTTACTGATCCGCGTAATGCCCGCCCGATGTCGGTGTTTATCGAGTTGCCTACGGTGTCGGCGTTTACATACAACGTGGGCGACATCACCCTTCGCCTTCGCATTTTGGCTCCTCCCCCCGGTAACCAAGATGCGGGGGATTACCTCATGACTATCGCTGATCAAATAATGAACTCGGCGATTGCCGTTACTGATTTGGCACCCGGTGTGGTGTCGGTCGGTGGGCAAGACCTCCCAACTTACGACCTCACAGCCCGTGTGGCCGTTCGACGCAACTAAACAAAGGATACGAAATGCCAACTACATTTCTCAGCAACGCCACCATCAACATCACCCAAGGCGCAACCACATACGACTTGAGTGCTGAGGCAAACCAGATCACATTGACCATCGGAAACGACGCGCTCGAATCCACCAGCTTTGGCGACACAGGCCGCACATTCGTGGCAGGCCTTCAGTCAGTTGAGGTCAGCATGACGTTGTTCCTCGCTTACGGCGGTACGGGCGCAACCAGCGAAACCGAAGCTGCACTGTTCGCCATGGTCGGCAAAAGCAGCACTCTTGTCATTTCGCCTAGCGGAACCACCGAATCGGCCACCAACCCTGAGTACACCATCACAGGCGCATACCTTGAAACGTTTACGCCGATTAACTCAACGGTTGGCGAACTCGCCACAGTCGAAGTGACATTCACGGGTGGAACATTCGCCCGCGACGTCACCGCACCGTAAACAAAAACAACGTAGGGAGAAACTATGAAAATCACATTACGAGTCCAACAAAACGACGGCCAAGAATACGAGGTAACGACCAACCTGTTTACGGTCGTTGCGATGGAACGCAAGTTCAAAATAAAAGCCTCAGATCTTGCCCAAGGTATCGCCCTTGAGCATCTGGCCTTTTTGGCTTACGAGTCGTGTAAACAGTCAAGCATTACGGTGCCTTTGTCATTTGACGAATACCTAAAGAAACTTGACGGCATTGACGTTGTAAGCGAGGAAACCGCAAACCCTTCCGAAGAGGCAGCTACTCAAGACAACTAGCCGAAGTGCTGGTCGTCACCGGGTATTGGCCTCATCACATACCATTTGACAGTCAAGATCTGGCAACAGTCATTGACGTGTTAAACGAACAAGCGAAAGAATCGAAACGTGGCCGCAAGCATTAGAACCGAGTTAGTAAATGCTAAAGAGGCTGTCCGTTCGCTCAACAAGATTGAGCCGGGTTTGCGTAAACAGTTCGCCGCCGAAGCAACACAGATTGCCAAACCAGCCATTGACGAAGCAGCGTCGCGTTATCAGGCGCTTGGCGTCCCGTTGTCTGGCATGAACCGCAATTGGACAAACAACGGTCGCAAGATTTTCCCGTTCAGCGTAAACAAAGCCGTCCGCGGATTAAAAGTCCGTGTCGAAGGTGACCGCCGTAAAACAGGCGTCATTCTGTTAGAGCAACGTGACGTGGCAGCTGCAGTGTTCGAAGGTGCTGGCCGTGCTAACGCCAACAGCCTTGGCAACTCGCTAGGCCAGTTGTCACCCGGTCGCACCCGCATCCTTGGCCCATCGCTTTACAAACGTCAAGGTGAAGTCACCAAAGAGATGGAAAAAGCCGTGTTAGCGGTAATTGACCGTGTAAACAAGGAGTTGCGCTAATGGCTATCAGTATTCCCATCATTGCCGAGTTCACAGGCAACGGTATTGAAAAAGCCCGCAAAGAATTTGCCCAACTTGAAACCGCAGGCCAGAAAGCACAGTTCGCCATCAAGAAAGCGGCCATCCCAGCGGCAGCGGCGTTGGCTGGTGTCGGGGCGGCATTGTTTGACGCCACCAAAGGCGCTATCGAGGATGCAGCAGCACAGGATCTGTTAGCCAATAATTTGCGTAAAACTACGGGCGCTACTGATGCTCAGATTGCCGCCACGGAGGATTGGATTTCTACGCAGGGTCAGTTGTTGGGTGTTGCTGATGATCAGTTGCGTCCTGCATTGGCGAAGTTGTCGAGGGCTACGGGTTCTGTTACTAAGGCGCAGGAATTAGCAACTCAGGCTATGGACATAGCCGCAGCCACGGGAAAGCCGTTAGAGAGCGTTGTGAGCGCTCTGGAGAAGGCGTACGGGGGCAACATGACCGCCCTTGGCCGTTTAGCGCCTGAGTACCGCCAACTTATTAAAGACGGCGCATCCTTCGAAGACGTCATGGCTAAGTTGGGCAAGACCACTGGTGGTGCCGCCACGGACGCTGCTAACACGGCGGCGGGTCAGTTTAAGCGTATGAAGTTGGCGCTCGATGAAACTAAAGAGTCGGTGGGCGCGGCGTTGTTGCCTGCTATTGAGGCGATTTTGCCGTACCTCACTAAGTTTGCTACGTGGGCGTCAGAAAACCCCAAAGTCTTTCTGGGTATCGCTGGCGCTATTGCTGGCATATCGGCCGCCATCATCGCATTGAACTTTGCTTTAGCCGCCAACCCCATCACCCTAATCGCTATCGGTATCGCTGCACTTGGCGCGGCCCTCACAGCGGCCTATTTCAAGTTTGAAGGGTTCCGCAAGGTTGTCGATGCCTTATTCGGCGCTATCAAGTTCTACATCAACAACGTCACCATCCCGTTGTTTCAAACAATGTTCAGCATTGTTAAAACAATCTTTAACGGCATCGCAGCTGCGTGGAACAACACCTTCGGCAAACTGTCGTTCAAGATTCCTGGCTGGGTTCCCGGTGTCGGCGGCAAAGGCTTCGAAGTACCGAACATCCCGATGCTGGCTAACGGCGGCATTGTCACAGGCCCAACGCTCGCCATGATCGGCGAAGGCGGCGAATCCGAAGCCGTCATCCCACTATCACGCCTAGACCAAATGACCGGCGGTGGCGGCAATGTCACGATTCATGTCAGCGGGGGCGACCCTCAGGCCGTGGTGGATGCGCTGACACGCTGGTACAGGCAAAACGGCCCGCTACCCGTAAAGGTTGCGTAATGACAGTTCCAGCCTATGAATTAACCGTAAACAGCAACTCGGTAACCAACATTCAAGGCTTTACGTTTACAAAAGGCCGTACCAAGATTTCTGATCCGTTGCGGGCGGGTACAGGCACGATTCGTGGTCGGCGTCCTGATTTGTTGCCGTCTATTCAGGTTGGCCAGACCGCCGTTCTTGTTATTCGTCCTAGCGGTACAAGTGGTTTAGGTTTTGCCTTTTCGTGGCGTGTCGCCGATTTACGAATTAACTACGGCGTCACCAGCGCTTATGATGAGTGGGAACTTGATATTGAGGACACGTTTGCGGTGTTAGGTCGTGGCGATTTCAGCGCGTCATGGTCGGCGGGCGCTGACGTATCCACCGCCATTAACAACCTTTTAGGGCAGTACAGCATCAGTTTGAGCGTTGCTATCGCTACAAAGTCAAAAGTGTCGGCTCAGACAATTACGAACGGTAACGGGCTTGAAGTGTTGTCACAGCTGGCTGTCACGGAGCAGGCAAGGTTTACAACCCAATCCCCTAGCGGGCCGAACTTCATTACTTTGTACGGTCGAGGCTGGCAAACACAATTAACGACGTATAGCGCGTCTGATGACGGCACCGGTACTAACCCGATTGTTTACAATGCGCTTGATTTTGCGGGTTTGGCTGATAATTACGCCAGCAAAGTCATTATTAATCCTGAGGGGTTGAGCCAGCAGACCGCTGGTAGCGGTAATTATTCCATTGCGTTGGCGTCTTATAGCCAATCTAATTCTGATGCGGCTAGTTTGGCGTCTTTCCTTGTGGGTGTTTACAGCCAGCAGTCGGGTCAGCCGTCACGGATGTCGTTGAAGTTGTCGGCCCAGAACTCCACTACAAAGAAAAATAATGCTATGTCGATTTGTGATCCGATGTCACAGGTCAGCGTCAAGTTCCGTGGGACGACTTATTTGGCGATTGTGGAGGGGTACACAATTACGGGTTCGGTGGATGATGTGTTGGTGTCGTGCAGTTTGTCGTCGCCGTCGTTTTATCCGCAGTTCATTTTGAATAGCGCCGAATTTGGCGTCTTGAATACTAATCGTTTGGGTTATTAGGAAAGTAAGGTTTAGGTATGAGTTTTCCATCTTTTGCTTCTGGTGAGGTTTTGACAGCTGCCGACATGAACGCTGTCGGGTTGTGGCTAGTCAAAACACAAACAATCGGAACTGGCGTAGCAAGCGTTACCGTCACGGGTGCGTTTTCAACCGATTACGACAACTACAGAGTGATTTACCAAATGGGTGACTCTTCAGCAACCGCGGAACTGCGCTTGACATTCAATAACTCGACGGGCACAACTTATTCCCACGGTGGTGTTTATGTGCAATACGGCAGCATTACCGTATTTGGCGAAACTGCTAACAACGTAAACACTGGTATCCGTGTTGGAAATACGAACGTTGATTTGTCAAGTTGCGTATTTGACATTTTCAGCCCGTTTTTGACCACACCTACACACGTCACCTCAAACCACGCAGACGCAACTTTTTGGTCTGTCAGAGGTGGCCGAGACAGTAACGTTGCATCGCAAACAGCGTTTACATTGACACCGGGTGGCGGCACATTGACTGGTGGCACAATTCGTGTTTACGGCTACAGGAACTAACTATGGCAAAACCAAAAATTCAAATTGACGACGAAGTGCGCGAAATGACGGACGAGGAATACCAAGCTCTGCTCGACACAGGCTGGACAGCAGAAGGCAACAATGAAACGCCTAGTGCTGATTCTTAGCCTCACCGCAGTGCTCGCCAGTTGCGGTGATCGAGTGCGCCACAACTGCGACACCACCAAAGCCGACGGACTACTAGAAAGGCGCTGCCAATGAAACCCGAAAACCGTTTAACAAACGAACAAATTAAAGCCCGACTCGTCTTTGTTGTCGCAGTCGGACTGACCTGCTCGTTCCTGTTCTCAGTCGCAGCAATGCTTTACGGCCTGCTATTCGTAGTACAACCCACAGAACAATCACCCAACGACGCTGAAGCATGGGGCGTCCTCTCCCCAATGCTTATGACCCTCTCAGGCGGTCTAATCGGACTACTCGCCGGCAACGGCCTTAAAGACAAACCGAAAGACCCACCAGCACCATGATTAGCTCCTCCGTCACAGTCGGCACCACACCTACCCTGCTCGCCGCAGCCGGTCTAGGCACCCGCACCGTTTACATCCACGTCATCGGCAACACGACTGTTTACATTGGCGGGGCGACCGTCACGACCGCTACAGGCACAGCAACAGAAAAGCACACCAGCCCGATTCCTATCAAAATTCGTGATGGGCAAACCTTGTACGGCATCGTGGCGTCCGCTACTGAAGATGTTCGAGTACTTAGAGAATCCTGATGCCTCGCCCATATCCGTATTATCCAGCGTTTGACGGCAAACGATCTAGCCCCGTTTTGACGTGGTTTGTTAGAGCCTGCAACCGCCGCTGGGGCTTCACCAACCTCGGCATTTATGTGAACCGCCCAATGCGCAACCCATACGCCAAAGGGGCGCTTTCAGTCCACGCCACAGGCTGGGC